GATTCTATTCAGGGTCGTGGTCCTGGTATGGCATTTATTCCTTACTGTTCCTTACCTGAACTGGAAGCCTGTATGGAGGTTTGGGGATTTATGGAGATGATCCATAGTCGTTCCTATACTTATATTATCAAGAACATATATGCAGACCCGTCAGAGATCTTTGATACGATTGTTACTGATCCACGTATTCTAGAACGTGCTTCGAGTGTAACAGAATCTTATGACGACTTCATTAGAAGTGCACATGAATGGGGTGCTGGTCATATGTGGCAGGAAGATTGGAAAGATTCACCGTCTGCACGTTGGTCTCGTCTTGATGTCAAACGAAAACTTTATAGAGCAGTAGCGAATGTCAACATACTGGAAGGTATTCGTTTTTATGTTTCTTTTGCTTGTAGTTTCGCCTTCGGTGAACTCAAACTTATGGAAGGATCAGCTAAAATTATCTCCCTTATTGCAAGAGACGAGAACCAACATCTCGCCATCACTCAAAACATTCTGAACAAGTGGAAACAGGGTGATGATCCCGAGATGAAACAGATCGCCAAGGAAGAAGAAGAGTGGGTTTATGCCATGTATGACAGGGCAGTAAACGAGGAGAAAAGATGGGCTGACTACCTATTCAAAGATGGATCAATGATTGGTCTGAATGATACTCTCTTGAAACAGTATGTTGAGTGGACAGCCAATCGCAGACTGAAGTCACTTGGTATGAAACCTGTATATGATATTCCTGCAAAGAATAATCCACTACCATGGACTCAACATTGGATCTCTTCTAAAGGACTCCAAGTAGCACCACAGGAAACAGAGGTAGAGAGTTATGTTGTTGGAGGAATCAAACAAGATGTCAAAAAAGACACCTTCTCAGGATTCAAACTTTGAAGATATCTGGTGGGAAATGGAGGATATTGAACCTCTTACTCCCTTAGTAAAAGCAAAAAAGACAGATGACTGGTGGTTCCATGAGGAACCACTAAATATGGTAGATGAAAATTTGTCATGTGGAAGAAAATCAAGAGTACCCTGAGTACCCCAATCCCTGGAGATATAGTGGCGTTCCTTTTGACGGGAGCCTTATTCGGGACTTTCACGGTTTTGTGTATAACATTACCAATCTCAAGAACCAACGACAGTACATTGGGAGAAAGTATTTTTGGCAACGAAGAAAGCCTAGACCTACAACTAGTAATCCCAAACCAAGGAGAGTTACGTCTGAAAGTGACTGGAGAGAATACTACGGTAGTTGTCCAGAGCTTAAAGAAGATGTTAAGCGGTTCGGAAAGGAATCCTTTAGAAGAACTATACTAAGCCTACATAAAACTCCTGGGAAAGTTAACTACGAAGAGACCCGTCAGTTATTTTTGAATAATGTGCTGACAGAGGGCTTGACAGATGGGACCCCCACCTACTACAATAGTAACGTCCTAGGCAGGTACTACAAGAAAGATTATTATGATTTTGGAAACGATTCTGGCACTTAGCGCCATCGATTATGACCACCTTGCCAGAGCGGTCTCTGTTGAAGCGAAACTCAACACTATGGATGAGTACTGTGTGGCAGTATCTATTCTTAATCGTGTTAGATCACCTCACTACCCCAACACTGTTGCTAATGTAGTATATGCTCCTGGTCAGTATCAAGGATTTGATTATCAGAGACCTGTTGCTCCTACTGATATGGTAAATAAATTTAAATCTAAACTTGGTCTTTCTAAACTCCTACAAGCATATAGCATCATTGGAGATAGGACTGACTTTAAAGGACAAAGAATGCTACCATATCGTGTGGTAGAAGAAGACCCAATGTGTGATCGAAAAGGTAACTTCTTTCACTATCATTGGCAAACATGACCTATCCAGCATCAATGATATGTCCTTATGATGAATGGTTTAGTGAACCTATTATGACAGAAACACAAATGGAGTATATGAAATTCTACAGTGTTCGAGAAGAAGATGATATTGTTGTCAACATGGATGATGGTGTTGGTGGTTCTTGGAGTGTGAGTAAAGAACCAGAAAACATCCATCAACTGATGTATGATATAGCTACAGAGAGTGCACCAATCACTCTTCAACTGAACCCTCCACTATCAATTGGCGGTGGTTCCGAGACATTCCAAGAGGGTTGGCAGTCAGGAGTGGGTCTGTTATAGTAAAGGGGTGATCGAGAGGTCACTGCGGTGACTCCCTTGGTAGTTCAGGGTTAGCGGCGATAGGAACTACCATATGACTCGCTAGCTCAGATGGATAGAGCAACTGCCTTCTAAGCAGTCGGTCGAAGGTTCAAGTCCTTCGCGAGTCGTTCAATCCTCTATAGCTCAGTTGGTAGAGCAGGTGACTGTTAATCACCCTGTCCCTGGTTCGAGTCCAGGTGGAGGAGTTAGGAACTTGAGACGTTCCAACCAAAGGTGCCACTAATACTTGGTGGAGTCAGCCCTCTTTGGATATTCGCGGAGGACCTGCGTCTTACTCCATTGCAAACTGTCAGTATACTGGGTGTGATGCCCATATAGTATATGGATAAGTGTAATGTATGCCTCCGTAGCTCAGTGGTAGAGCAGGGCTTTTGTAAAGCTCAGGTCGCAAGTTCAAATCTTGTCAGAGGCTTCGGGTTAATCCCGAATTTCCCTTCCGTGTGAAGAGGTCTGGGGGTGGTAACACCCCCACCACTTAACATATATATTAATCAACTAGTCAATTTAAAGAAGTAAAGATTCATGAAAATCTTCCTGGATACTGCTGATACAGATATTATCCGTCAGTGTTACAATACTGGTTTAATTGATGGAGTCACTACTAACCCCACCCTCATCATGAAGAGTGGTAGATCTCCTGGTGATGTATATGAGGCAATCAAAGATATTGGTATTAAAGATATTAGTATGGAGGTTGTAGGTGATTTTAATGAGATGGTGAAGGAAGGTCAGAGACTCCATAATCGTTTTGGTTCTGTGGCTACTATCAAAGTACCTTGTACTGAAGATGGTCTGATGGCCTGCAATTACCTGTCCAAAGAAAAAATTAATGTAAATGTGACATTAATATTCTCAGCGGCTCAGGCAATCCTGGCAGCTAAGTCTGGAGCCACATATGTCTCACCTTTTGTGGGAAGACTTGATGATCAGTCTATCGCTGGTCTTGAAGTTGTACGTTCGATCTCTGAATTGTATCGTATTCATGGTATCCGTACTCAGGTTCTCTCGGCTTCAATTCGTAGTGTTCAAAGAGTTGTAAGGTCATTCTATAATGGAGCTCAGGTAGTGACAATGCCTCCTGAAATCTTTAAGAAGATGTATGATCACATACTAACTGACAAGGGTCTTGAGATCTTTGACAAGGATTGGTCAGAGGTTACTCACAGGGCACCTCATCCAGATGAAGAGTAATGATTTTAGAGATACTAAAAGACGGTGATGAGATACTAAGAAAAGAATCTTGTCCTGTCATTTTAACTAATGAAGTTAGAAAGTTGATCGAAGACATGAAAGAAACTATGATTCATGCTGATGGTATGGGTCTATCAGCTCCTCAAGTTGGCAAAAATATCAGAGTGATTGTCGTTAAACTCTTGGATAATACAATTCAAGAAATGATCAATCCTGTTATTAAGTGGCACTCTATAGGTACTTGTAACCTCCAAGAAGGTTGTCTCAGTATCCCTGATACATATTTTGATTTAACTAGACCAACAAAAGTATCAATTAAGTTTCAAGATTTGAGTGGTAAGTACAAAAAGTGGAAACTCAAATCATGGGAATCTCGTGTTGTTCAACATGAGATTGACCACCTAGATGGTGTGTTAATGACAGATTACTAGGGAGATTAGCTCAGAGGTAGAGCACCTCGTTTACACCGAGATTGTCACAAGTTCGATCCTTGTATCTCCCATCATAGAACTTATCTTAGTCTAGATAATCCGAAGTAGAATTCCTTTATACATATAATCAACTATGAAATTTTATTCAGTGGAACACTGGCAAGAGAACTGGGAAGAACTGATTTCAAAGGTTGAGAATGGTGAGTCAATAGGAATAACAAATGGAAAAAATAGAGCAGTGATGGTTCCGGCGGATGATGAACTCATACGCATATACACAGAACAGAACAACGAAGGATCCTGAGGGACTGTCGCCTAACGGTTAAGGCCCACTGCTTATAACGGTGTGACCTGGGTTCAACTCCCAGCAGTCCTATTGGGGGTTTAGCAATCTGGAGAATGCAGCATGCTCATAACGTGCCGAAGGTGGGTTCGATCCCCACAACCCCCATCGGGTCAGTTCCTTGATTGGCCCCTTGACCTATATGGGTACACCCCCTATAATTACAGAGTAATCCATACAGAAGATGACTATTACTTCCAAGTTCAAGAAAGATATCAGTACTCTCCGATCTGCTGTCGGTGGTGATTTCTATCTCGATGTAAAGAATCCGAAACTTTACAAGAAGATCCGTAAGTTTTATCAGAACAATGGTGTTGAGTTTTCTGGTGATCCACTTGATGACTATGATATCCTGATTGATTGTATCGCTGAAGATCTTGAAACTTCGGAGGTAGTGTGAAAGTTTTACTAGAACGTTTTCCATATCGGTATGTTGAGTGTGGCACATTGGAAATAAATGGTATGCCAGACTATCGCATTCAGAAAGCAAATAGTTGGTCAAAGAGATATAGTGATATGTATCTCCTTGATAATCAAATGCAACTTCTAACTGCAATAGATGATTTTGAGTACACTAAATGGTTAGATCCTGAAGATGTACCTTGTTATGTAAAAGACACTGTGTCATCAATTTAAATGGAAAAAGATGCCATCAACTTAACTCTAATACATGAGTGGATGACGGTATATGATGCCAAACTTTTACTCCATGATTACTATATGAGAGTAAGATCTCATAAAAAGTATCATGGATGGAGTAATGTTCAGACTCATATGAATATGTTTTATGGACATCTTCAAAGAGATTCTGAAGTAAATTTAAAAGCAAGGATTGATCTCATTAAGTCACGGATGGACTCTAACAGCACTGGTCGGGATACAACCTGATGAGTTTCTTGTTTCTCTAAAGAACAAGTGGCGTGCATGCAAGACCTCTTCAGGACGGGATGACCCCCGTCCTTTTTTTATAAATAGGGTCGTATAATTATTACTGAACATATGGCTTATAAAGGAACTGCGGGTAAGTCCTCTAGTGGTGCTTCCATGTCAAAATATGATGTTGAAGTTGAAGGTAGACTTCAAGATCTTGAAACAGCTATTGCTGAACTGAAGAAAGAAGTGGCTTCTCACAAACATGCTGCTCCTGCTGCTAAGAAGTCTAGTGGTGATAGTAGTAGAGTTGATGCTTTGATTAATGCACTGAATAGTATTCCAGTTATTACTCAATATTGTCAGAAAGATAATGATGGAGTTAGGAGAATTGACATCTGAGATCTAGACCTATAAAATAGTAACAAACAAATTATCAAAATGAGTGAATATACAAAAACCGCACTGGTTCTCGGTGCGGGTGGTTTTATTGGAAGTCATATGGTCAAACGTCTCCGTGATGAGGGGTATTGGGTCCGTGGTGTCGATCTAAAACGCCCTGAGTTTTCCTCTTCAGAATCTCATGAGTTCATCCTTGGTGATCTTCGTGAAGTAGATTTTGTTCGCCGTGCTCTTCAATTCAGCGGATATCGTGGAAACTTTTACAATAGTGTTCC